TTGATACATCTTCATCAAGTAAGTTATTTGATACTCCTTTTAAGCCAAGTTTACAGGTGTCTTCTTCATCAGATTCAAAGTTATTTGACACTACTTTTAAGTCGAGTTTCTTTGATACATCTTATATACCACATAAGAGGGTGTCTCCTTCATCAGATTCAAATGATAGTTCTTCATCATCTTCAAAGGTATTTAATAAACTAAAAGCCATGACTTCGAAGTCATCAAATAGTTCTTCATCAAGTTCAAGACCCAATAACAAATCGGTAGATGATAGATTGGAAAAAGAAAACATAACAAATATTGTAAAAGATGGGATGATATGTGCGATTGATATTTTGTCTTCAAAACCAGAAAGTAGAAGTGATTTAATTGGTTCTGTTGTTGGTATTATAATTGATAAAATTTCCCCGATTGAATCAACACCATCGGAAGAGTTTGTATTAGGTTTAATATCGTCATTTGTTCCATATGGACAACATGCATCAAATATTATTAAATTGAGTCAAATGGAGACCCATTATTTTAAAGAAAGAGTTGAGAAAACGAAAAATGAATTTATTAACAAAGGAATTCCTGAAAAAAAAGCATATGCTCTTGCGGTATTTTTAGAAGATTATACAGGAGATACAGACATATCTATAACAAAACAAAATTAACAATATAATAAATTTTTATATTTTACATATAAAACGTATTGATATATATATTTTTTTATATAATAAGACATGGAATCAATAAGTATTAAATATAAATCTATAAATAGATATAATTTTGTAAATTCATTAAATGATATTAAAAATTATGATTTAATTGAATATATTAATTGTAATGGTTGTCGAATGAATAATTTACCAGAATTACCTAAAAATATTACCAAATTATGGTGTTGTGATAATAAATTAATATATTTACCATCATTACCAGAATTATTGGATAGTATATGGTGTCAAAATAATTTATTAATTTCATTACCGGAATTACCCGAAAAAATAAAGATGATTGATTGTAGTTATAATGAATTATCTAAATTACCGGAAAAATTAACAGATACAATTAAATTTTTAAATTGTTCATATAATTATATTGAATGGTTACCTAATTTATCGATTAATTTGATTGATTTATATTGTTCAAATAATAATTTAAATTCGCTTCCAGAATTACCGAATTCCCTTCAAAAATTGGATTGTAGTAATAATCAATTAATTTACTTACCAAAATTACCAAATTCTCTCAAAGCACTATATTGTAATTACAATAAAATAAGTGTTTTACCAGAACTTCCGAATTCACTTAATTATATTAATTGTTCAAAAAATAATATATCAAGAATAGATAAATTACCAAATAGGATAGAAAAAGTAATTTGTAATAATAATAAATTGTCGTGGTTACCAGAAGTTCCCGAAACAATTAGAAATTTGGAATGTTATAATAATAATTTTGATAAAGAGTTAATAAAAAAGACGAATAATGATATTATGTCTTCGTTAATATATAATGACACAATTATAAAATATCAAGAAATGTGTATAGAATGTGGTAATCAATTTATAAATATACATAAATATAAATTTTATAGATTGATTGATTATTGTGAAGAAGATAGTATTCCAATGGATTATATAATAAAAAATCGTAGATGTGGTATATGTTCAAGAAAGTAAAAAAAATTAATTTTCGATCATTAGTAGATAGCTATTTTGAATTAGAGTTGGATCACTAACAACATAGAAACCAACATCCTTATATAAGTTAGTATTGTTAACTGGTTTAGCAAATTTAATAATCATACAGAAACCATATGTTTTCTTATCTGTAATTTGTGTATTGTTCCAAGAGTTCCCCCAGCGAGTGTATCCGAGTGATGTTTGAAGGATTTTTCCTAGATAAATTCCATTTCCATGAGCAGCTCCGAATAGTTGTTTTTGTGTTCCACTACAAATTTCCAAAGAATTGTGTAGGATATTGTGAAGATTTTCGACACTAGTTCCATGAAAAACCATTTCAATATTGTAATCAGAAGATGATTCTTTCTTACGAAATTGTGCTTCCCGCTGGGGAGTATCTGATACAATCTTAAAAACACGCTTAATGTTATTTATAAATTGTGTTCCTGAAGTACTAGTGGTTAGCAATTCTTTTGGAAATGAGACATCTTGATTACTAAGAATATCGGATGTGGTATCTTTGATATAGTTTTGACAACTCAAGATAATCCATGTCAAAAGATAATATAATTGAGCATCAATTCCGTTTAGTAGTTTTTTCAATTCAGTATTTGAATTTGTCAATTGTAAAATTGTACTAATTGATGGAATTTTTGATATTAGTTCTTGAATTCGTATATGGGATTCATCTTCTGATGGATATGTTGATTTAATTTCACTTGGAATTTCTCCAAATATGATTTTACGACGATGTGAATTAATTGCGGCATAACATAATGAAATTTTTAAATCAGATTCCATTGGATGATGTAGAATTTCGTTATATAAATCAGTAAGTCCCAAATTAATCATTTGATAAAGACACAAATCGCGATTACAGCAAATTGGAAGTGTTGGTTGATAATCGAATATTTGAGAACATCCGATACAATATTGGGTTACGTTAGGAATAAAATTAAATATTCCGTTATAAATAATTTCAATAAGGTTTTTCTTGTATTTACTGAATTGTTGTTCAGAAATTATATTTTTAATCATGTTATTAATTTGGGGATGAATGCGATTGAAATTTGTGATTTCAATACCAATTTCAGCATTGCTAATACGATAACCAAATGGGAAAATGATTGAAAGTGTTAATGTGTAAATGTATAAATTAGTATTGTATTCATCTGGAACAGCTTGAATGATTGAAGCAAGATGGTTAGGAATAATATTTTGGTTAAATTGTATTTCCAAAACAAATTTGTCTGGTTTTATGTTATGTTTAATACTAATTCCCATTGCTTGGATTTCGAATACATCATTAGTCAAATTATCAGGTTGAGTATTTGTTGAACAACACATATCATAAAATGTATCTTCATCATATTCTTCGAAATCTCCATCTGAAATAATATCATCATCATCAGACATTTTATATGAAGTTGTGTAAAGATATTAGTATGTTAATAAAATAATAATAATGTGTTATTCAAAATCAATTTTTACAAATATATAATGAACAAATTAGCTATTTTTAACAAATACTTTCTAGATTAAATATAAAATGATAAATAACAAATCATATGGTTTAATAATAGGGATTGATTATAAAAATACAGAATATAATTTAGATGGTTGTCAATTTGATGCGTATAAGATAAAAAATGTGTTAATAAATAAATTAAACTATAATGAAGATAATATTTTAATGTTAATTGAAGATGATTCTCTCCATCGTCCAACATATATGAATATAATAAATAGTATATCAAAATTAATAATAAAATCACGAAATAATGAAATTGATAATTTATTTATTTATTATTCTGGTCATGGAACTTATATAATGGATGATAATAATGACGAATTAGATAAACAAGATGAGGCAATAGTTCCATTAGATGTTAATGAAAGAGGATTTATAACGGATGATGTATTACATAATTATTTTAAATATATTCCAGAATATTGTAAATGTTTTATTTTATTTGATTGTTGTCATAGTGGAACATTACTTGATTTACAATATAGATATGTTGGTAATAATTTTACACCTAAAATTGAAAATATTAAATCACAAATAAAGGCAAATATAATAATGATAAGTGGTTGTCAAGATGATGAAGTTAGTATAACATCAAAAATAAATAATCAATATCAAGGAATTTTAACGAAAGTATTTGTTGATGTTCTTGAAAAAAAGGATTATCACATAACATTATTTGACTTGTTAAATGAAATGAGAAAAATATTAAAAAATGAAGGTTATTCTCAATATCCCCAATTAACATCAAATATATTATTAAATAATACATATACAATATAATGTAAAAAAAACAAAGGAAACATTAAAATATTTAATATCTCCCTTATTCTAAAATCATAATTATCCCAAACAACTTCTTGGAAGAAAATCCTTTCAAACGTCGCTTTAATGAGGTGTTTAACCTCAATAAGTAATAAAATTACTAGAATAAATCAATTTTTTAATAAATAATAATCTAGAATGGATGAGAAAATAATAATTAGGAATGGATGAAATGGGGATAAAAGATAAAAAAAACTCGACCTTAACTACCGAAGCGGGAGACACACCGCTAATATTTAACCTACTAGGTAATTCTCGGAATGCTTTAATTGGAATATTTTTATTGATTCCTAAAGCTAGAGAATACCGCTCGGTAATTATTGTAATTCGGTTTCTTTTTGTCAAAGTCGACGCGCGAGAGAAACTTTCTTATAGTGAAAAAATTATTAATGTTTTTTATAAAGTGATTTGGGATAATTATTGATTATATTTATAATAAAGAAAAAAACATATAATTTGAATAATCAAACATAAAATGGATGTGAATTTCCTTCACATACTCATAATATAAAATGATGAATCAAACAAAACATACAATACATACAATATTGTAAGCCTAGTAATTATATATAGTAATAATAGAAATCAATTTTTTTTTATTTTTTAAGACCTAAAATGGCTAAAAATATTAAATAATTTAGATTGGTAGATTTATATAAAAAATTGAAATAATTAATATATAATAAGTAAATTTTATTTAATAATATTTATAATTAAAAGTATGGATCCAAATATTAACTATAAGAACAAACTCCAAGAATATTTCCAAAAGAACAAATTAGAATTACCTATTTATACATATAAATCTTATGATAATAATAAGAAATGGGAAGCATGTATTAAATTACCAGATTGTGATGAACTTTTCTATGGTGATATTGATGTAAGTAAAGTAAAAACAGCACAATCAGGGGCATATAAAGCTTATATGATGTTATTAGAAAATGATAATATTGATAATGAACATTTAAATATTCCATTTGTAGATGTTGAAAAACAGCCATTGGATAAAATTATGTATAATAAAACAAATGAACCAACATATATATTAGTTGATTTTGAAAATGTCCCACATACAGATAAAATTGAGAATTTAATTAAAAATAATGATAATTTTACATTAATTAAATTCGCATCAATTAACCATTCAAATTTACATATGGTAGATTATGTAATTCCAACAACAACAAAAGATGCAACAGATCATTACATAGGTATTTATTTAGGAATGTTAATTTCAACAATTAAAAAAAAGATAAATATATATATATTAACAAAGGATCATTTTGGTGAAGTTCTAGAGATAATTTATCAAAAAATTAATAATCCGAATATTTGTGTTAAACATTTTACAAATCAAAATTATGTAGTAAAGTATATAAATGAAAATCACTATTAATCATTTTACGGTTTATTATTTTCATAATTAATTTTCTCAATATTAAATGACAAATATAACTTTAATATTGAGAAAAATGTTAAAAATAATAAAAATTTAATGACATTTTGATTTTGATAAAAGTTGATAATAATTATTTAAATTTACTTTTCTAGATATAGTTTTAATTATTTTTTTAATTGTTAAGTGTATTTAACATTATTTATATTGAAAAAGTCATTTTGTGATTAATTTATTAAAAGTCAATATATCGAGAAGCATGATTTTAATAATTTTCAAATGGTGTTTTGTTTTTTCAATATTTTTGTGTTTTTATGTTTTTTATGTTTTTATGTTTTTTATGTTTTTATGTTTTTTAATGTTTTTTATGTTTTTTGGTCTAGAATTATATTTTTGAGAAAAGTTGATAATAATTATTTTAATTTACTTTTCTAGACATAGTTTTAATTAAATTTTTTAATTGTTA